CTACGAAAATAGCTCAACCCGCTCTTGAATAAAATGGGCGATTTCCTGCGGACTGAACCGTTGGCTATCTACGTAGCCGTCGGTTTTGAAGACGCCATCGACTGACCCATCGTCCATTTTTACGAACATGATCTTTTTGTGGTCGCGTTCCATGATGATTTCTTTGATCGCTCGAAACTCTATGCCACACCAATCTTTCAACTGATAGTCGCCGCCGATGAAAACCACGATCAGTTTAGAGCGGTTTCTGTAAATGTCCTGAAGCAGGGTGTCAAGCGACGGCCGTGCAAGCTGGGACACATAGTTGTTATCGTAGAAGTAAGAGTTCGGGCCAATCAACCGCTCCAACTCTTGAGCGATCTGTTCAACCACGGGCCGCACTTCGCCAGGGAACGACAGCGCCACATGGAACGAGTGAGTCGAAATATCCACGGCCTTGGTAACGTCACGAGCCCACGCAGGCAGGTTGATTCCGCGGTTCCTGAGCTCCTTGGCCAGATTGACGTCCTTCACCGCCCAATGGGACCTGTTCAACTCCCACTTGGAAATGTCCAAGTCGAACGCCAACGACTGCAGGTCATCCGCTGACAGGAATGGGCTGACGTCCCTTATTTCGTACTCGATGCGTACTTGGTCCTGGCGACGCGTGATGTTGCGAATAACCCCGAACTTTGGTGCCTGTTTCCAAGACGCCTCGAAAGCGAAAATACACGGCAAGCGTTGAAGCTCGTTGACGGCGGTGGCATCAAGCTCGCCGAATCGCTTCGTGATTTCGGTGTCGGTGTATTCCCTGACGCATCTGCTGGTTTCGATGAGCCAAGGCTCGCCGCTCCAACCTTCGTTGTTACCTGTTACGAGCAAGTTGTACATGCGTGCGTCCGATCCATCCGATATGGGTTAGTTAGCTGACGAATGCGATTTTCGCATAGCGCCTTACGTTGCGTTACCAAAAGCGATCGCGCGTCGGTGAGAATGAGTGACGCGGACCGGCAAGGTTCAGCCGTTCGCCCGCACCTTCCCGCGGACACCCGAATGTCGGGTTTCGAGGAGTCGATGGACATTTGCGGGTCGCCCTTGTACGGCGCACTGTGGAATCCTTAATTGCGTAGGACGTATCGACCGGCCGTCCGTCGTGATTCAAGCGAGCTACCGGAGCCCTGATCGAATGGCGCGGCTAAGCGCCACTTGCGAAAGACTGAGGCACGGTGAACGGGCCTCTGCAGCAGACGTCCACCGTCTAGCGGAAACCGCCAGGCAAATCCGCCGTGCCCACAGACGAATACAGATGTTAGCGTAAAGTCTTTCGATGAACGGCTTATTTCCGTTCTAGCCGGATAAATACTCAAGCAACTCAGCAGCAACCGCATTCTTTATTACTCGGGCACGTGCGGGACCCACTCCGTAAATATGCTCAATGAGATCAGCTTCCGTTTTTCTATACAAATCTTCCACAGAATGGATTTTGGCTTGTTGCAATTTTTCTATTTGCCACTTGCTCAGCATGGACAAGACGGAAATTGGACGATGCATCATCGCCTGGACTGAGGTAACGAATTTTTCATCGTCCTCAATAGCGGATGATAGCTCTGATATCGATGAGTAAGCCGAGTGGCTCTTTCCGAATTCGACATATTTTTTAACCGATAATGTCTGGTAGAAGTCCTTTGACTCACTATGCGGGTTGGCAAAGAGCGACAGTAGACATCCATATTTCACCTCATACCGCGCACCTAATTCTGAACGCGTCGCGCGAATGCTTGCGTCTGTTTTTCGAATGATCCCAGTGTACGTCAATAGACGCAAGGCCTCCTTTACCGTTTCCGGGGCATCCTTGTGAATCCAGAAATAGATACTGGACTCTTCACTACGCTTTTGTTTGCGCGTTTCGTTGTATGACTGAAGTGTAGGAATAACCGTTCTTTCCAGAAAATCCCGTCCCCAATCGATGAGGCTTTTGTGGCCCTTATACTTTTCCCCTAGCGCAGTATGTTCCGCCCAGATTTTTGTTCGATAAAAATCCTTTAGCATCTGATCCACATTCGAGCTATTGAATTTTGGCAAATCCTGAATGGTTTTCAATATCATCCGAGGATTTCCGCCCCCGGAAAAAGCTAGTGTCGCGAAAAGATCAGCATTATTAATGATGGCATCGCGCACGGCCTGGTCAGCTTGCTTCAACGCCATCTCTTTGAAATACTGAATATATCCGGGGTCGCGAATATCGCGCTCAATAACTTTGTAAAGGCAATCGTGTATCGGCTCAAAGGAGTCGCCAAAATACGTTACCCCGGGGTATATGGCCGCATTGCATGTAATATAGGGGGAGCGTAGATCCTTGAATAGGCTGAAAAATTGTCGCTGCTGCTCCGGGCGAAAAACGTGAGCGGCTTCGTCGAAGAAAAAATAAACTCGACTAATGCCATTATCGACGCAGATTTCTTGAATTGCCTCTTTCACTTCTTCGATATCTGGCAACGCGTCAATATTCACCGAGGCACCGCTCTTGTAGGACGCCTCAAATTCCTTAACGAGTTTCTCAAGATTTCTCTCGATGGCCTCCCCGTCGTCCATTTCATCTCTGCTCAGGAGCCCTGCACTAAATGTTGAAACTGCGAAACCTTTTTTCTTCAAGGCGTTCAGCAAGGCCCTAAGCGATTTCGCCAGCATCCAATGATAAAATTGATGCGCGTCGTCCGTATTTATTAGTGAGCTGACATTGAATGACAGAAAAACCGGCACACAAGTATTTTCACTTGCATCAATTTCTTGCTGCGCAATTCGCATCAAGAATGATTTTCCAGTGCCTCGGGAGCCCTCTAGAATACACGGCTCTGGTGAACGAAGTGCTTTGATGATATTGAGATCTTCTTTGCCGGCAACAAATAGATCAAAAATCTCATCTGCTTTAATGCTTTCTGTTCTGAGATAAAATTCGTTCATTTGCTATCCTTCGGGCCGCCGAGAAGAGTTCGGATAGGTTCTATATACGCGAATGTTGGTATCAAAATCGGCTCAATTTCCTCAAGCTGAGCGGGAGTTAACTCACTCAGAAAGCGACAACAAATACCAAAGATAATAATCTCGCTAACCTCCTTCAGATGCGCAAGGAACGAATCATGCAAGACCGAATTGTATGAAAGTGCAAGGCCAGTTGCCTTCCACGTAGCGTTATTCCCGTGCACATACTCCGATAATTTCCGATAAACTTGGGCGGCACGTTTCCTGTAATCTCCCATGTGCTCGTTTAACGCGGGGAAAAAAGCCGAAGCAAATCGCTGTGAAAATACGCCAGAATCTTCACTATTGATTGTTGCCCATTTTATGTCGGCCTCCGTGAGTCCATTGCGCCATTCGCGATATGCTAGTTTGTTCGTTGAGAAATGCAATGCGCCCAGTCCAAATTCGAGTGCTAGCCGAAGCGATGTAAACGCTGATCGGTACAAGCCGTATGTCAGGGCTAAGCAACTCGTTTCAAATTGGGTACATACAACGTCAAGCATCGTAGCTTCGTCGCCGTCGATACAGGATCTCAAGCGGTATAAGTCAAGCGCGGCGCTGTGTCCCTTAGCAAGTACCTCAGGCCGCTCAAGCGTCGCAGTAAAAATAGCCTGCGATTTCTTATTAAGCCTCTGATAATATTGATCAATTTTCATTCTTGGTTTTTGGGGATGCCCGTTTCACACGACTGGATTTGCACACCTGCAGGCAGCTGATTCTAATCTAATACACTCACGCTTAGGTCGTCCGATCCTGCCAAAATGTGTTGCTCTGTGGCATAGCGCTGCCAGTCCCACCAGTATCGATGAAAGCCGGACGGACTATCTATATTGGGTCGATGGGGGAGACGGGGGGAACTAACGATGTGCGTTACGCTCAGCTTTGCTGAGGGCACGCCGGCGGCGCTGATGCAGTACAAAGCGGCCGTTGCGCTCGTGCCCAGTTGAGAGGCTGTAGTGGGTCGAACTGGGACGTCCAAAGTTGCTTTGCGGGCACGAAGGTTAGTGAGATTCAGCGGCCGAAACGGCTTTGCAGGCCGTCTATTTTCTTTTAAATTCAAAAGGGTGGATTAATTGACCATCCATTTTAACCACTCGCCGCGTCGCGAGGTAGCCACGTCAACGTCTCCATTCTCGTCCGTTGATTAGCCGTTCTTCGGCAAATCGATGATTTTGATCAGGCCGTTGCGCTCATATTCCTCGGAGAGATCATCCCAAGCGCTCACGACGGAGGACACATCGAGAAGATCGACGTCGAGTTTTTGCCTTTTCAAGGTTTCGAGTTCGATGCCTGCCCTGTACCGCCAAACACCTCCCTCCCCCGCATTGTTCCCAGTGTGCATGCCGCGAAGTGCACCTTCGACCGTCTGTCCGTTCTTAAAGAAGACTCGGACAATGCCCACAATCGGCAGCTCCTGTGAAATGCGCGAAATGTGTACTGCCTCGGCCTGATTCTGCGTCCAACGTCCCATTGTATGCTCCCCATAAGAGATATCGTAAATCGGTTTTCCCGACGATATAGTATAACCAGGCGCCGCTTCGGCCGCTTGAAATCGTCCATAGTTCAGGGGGCGGAATGACAGGCGCAAGGCCCGTCAGATATAGATGGCTACCCATGCTGTAGCAGATCCGTAGCTTACGAAACCTCCCCGTTCAGCGCTTCAGCCGACCAACGCAGTCCAGTTCGATCGCGTTCATCCGGCGACAATCGGCCAGGAGGCGACGCATGCTCGACGGCGACGTGTGGCGGAACTTGAACGGGTTTCGGTCATTCGCCGTGTTTGATGACACGTCGCCCTCGCCACAGCAAAGCCGCTAGAATGTGAGTGCACCATACACGGGGATATAGACGATGTTCGAGTTTCTAGCAAAGCTTTTCAGCATGATTATGGGACTTTGGAACAAGCTCCCAGAGTCTGCCAAGGAAGCAATTATCAAGGCAGTGGTAGATACCTTCGAAGCAATGTTCCGCGCTTTCTTCAAAGCAAACAAGGACGGAAAAGCCAATGCCTAACTTCAAGCCGAATCTGCCTATCACTGAAAAACTCGCTATCGAAGACGGCGAGAAGAAGAGCTTCAAAGAGTTTTTAAAATCTCAACAGGGAGCGACTGCGCTTCAGAGTACGGCACTTGCACTGAAAAGCAACCTGACCTCCACCATTGCGGGAATCAGCGACGCCGCTGCGATTTTTGGGGGGAAGGAAACCGAGCAAAGCTTTGCTCAAGGCGTGAAAGAAATCGTGCAAAGTGAAGACTTTACGGACGAACTGAGCCAGTCTCTCGGAATCCCATTGCCCGACGAAACGGAAGACCAATTCGTTGTTCGAGCCAAGGCGAAGATGACCGACTTGCTCCGAAAGAAGCTCTCGAAGTAACGAGAAAGCCTTGCATACGAAGCCCGCTCAAGGCGGGCTTGCAATGCTTCGTGGGAATGTCTCATATCGGTGCGCAGCGGACCGTCGCCCTGCTAACCACTGCTCGGCAGGCGCAACTGATGCATACTGCGGCGGCGAACTATTCCACCCAAATACGCTGTAATCGGGCGCTCTACAAACCAATACGTTGCCACGCCCGTGACAATGCATCCCACAGAGGAAAACGCAACATAAAACACACCGTACAACGGCTCGGACGACCCGATTCCGGATGCCACCCAAAGCGCTCTGGTTACCCCAAACGAGAAAAATTGCATCAGATAAATTGAGTAAGAGGCGTCGCCAATTAACCCGAGCAGCGGCCATCTAGAACGATTCAGGATGACGAGCGACCCGAGCACGATCGCGGCAGCCGGAACTCCCTTGTTGATGCCACGGTACGCAGTGCCGCTACCCCAAAGCAGCAGGACCGCGACGACAACGAGTACGCAGGCAAGTCTGTGCGATGGGAGCACGCCTCGCCGATAAGCAATCGCAATCCAAAGGCCCATTACAAACTCAAATAGCAGGGTGCTTGTGTACGTTAGCGCAATCGGGTCTGAAGGACGAATAGCTAGCCCGCCAATAATCAAAGCGACGAACACCACGGACAAAAGTGTCGCTCTCGATATTTGAGTACCAGATATAACAAGCGCGAAAACCGCATAAAAAAACATCTCATAACTCAATGTCCATCCGGGAACTACGATCGGCCAAATACTGCCGGGATGGCCGAGCGAGAAATGAGGGATAAACAGAAGGCTCTTGACAATGCTGGAGATATCAACCACCGTTGAACGCATGAGATGAGGCGCAATGAACGCTAATCCAACGGTCACCAGCGTGACCAGCCAATACATTGGAACAATCCTGACGATCCGTTTGAGAAGAAAATCGACTCTCCCTCCTTGGCCGGTTTCGCCGAGCGATCCCATGATGAACCCACTGATAACGAAGAATATGTCGACCCCGAACGCTCCAACGCTCAATTGGGGAAGCGAGTCACTGAACCCTGCGATCGTGGCCGGCGCGTGGTATGCGACCACAAGGAGAGCTGCGAGAGCCCGCAGATATTGAATCTGTTCGATTTTTTTCATTTCATCGCCGTCGTGCGTTGGGCCTGTGCCCTCCGCGACTGGCGAAGATGAGCACGGGCATCAGATGCATGATCTTGCCCAGCGGCAAGGACTGGTAAGACACGGCTTATAAAGACATCGTTTTGACCGAAATCAACCCGCGCGGCAAGCCCGGCGAGTGGCGCCACCAAGCGAAAAGGCAACGCTCGACGGCATCACTGGGACGTGCACGAGCGCCCCTGCATACGGCGTGTCCTCAATCAAAACAAGCCAGCTGGATCCGCCGCATCGTCCCAACTGAAAATGATCACCTCCGTGCGCGCTGCCTCCTTCCCGCCACCGCCAACGGTGTATTTGATGTCGACAGTTTCGATGTGGAACCCCTCGAAGGCCTGACGGATCGCCGGATGATCATTCAGGCTGATGATCGCTTTGCCTTTCAAGTTGCGCAGTCGAGCCGCCATGGCGACGTACTCCTCATAGGGAAACGGCAAACCGTAGCCTTCGGTCTCCCAGTACGGCGGATCCAGATAGAACAGCGTATGCGGCCGATCGTATCGGTCAATGCACGTCTTCCAATCCAAGTGCTCGACGAATGTGTTGGAAAGCCGAAGGTGCGCAGCCGACAGCGTCTCTTCGAGCCGCAGCAGGTTCAGACCGGGCGGCGTAGTGGTGGCCGTCCCGAATGATTGACCCTCAATCCTTGCGCCGAAACAGTTGTGCTGCAGGTAATAGAAGCGGGCTGCGCGCTGGATATCGGTGAGGGTTTCCGGGATCGTCTCCTGCAACCATCTGAACACCTGTCGGCTCGTGAGTGCCCATTTGAACTGGCGCACGAACTCCTCGAGGTGGTGCTGCACGACGCGATATAGATTGATCAGATCGCCGTTGATATCGTTGATAACTTCGACGGCTGCCGGCGGCCGGAGAAAGTACAGTGCCGCACCGCCCGCGAACACCTCGACATAGCACTCATGCTTTGGGAACCGCGGAATCAGATGGTCTGCAAGACGGCGCTTGCCGCCGATCCAGGGAACGATAGGGTTTGCCATATTTGGAATCGCCTTTTCTTTTTCGGTTAGAATTCGGCCCGCCTACCGGTAGGTGTCAGGGCCTTTGGCTAATTCACTGGCTGGTGCAGTGGAAAGGTGGCCGGGGACATGCGGCAACATGCCCCCGGTCGCCCTGTCTTTTCCCGCGCGGCGAAGCCCGGTCAAAGTTACTTTTCTTCGCTTTTCAAACTTGAGCGAATGACCCCGCTCAACGACAAAACGTTGTCCAGTTCCGTCAATTTTTCCCCGCTGACGCCTACACATATACGCTCGCCAAGCGGCGCTGCAAGCGTGAGGCGCCTCGTTACGTCTAAGGTCATCGCCATGTTAAAAATGTCGAAGTTCGTAATGCAAGGCGCAACTTGTTTGGCGATCGTCGTCGCCTCCCACGTTCAGGCTCAGTTTCATATGGACTGCGTATCTTCTCAACAGCATTCGGATTCGGAGCAGCGCATTGCAGCGATGACTCGGGGCTTCGACATGCAAGCATTGGGAGCCAACCTGTTAGACGCAATGCAGAAACGAAACTCTGCAGCGGGCGCTTTGAGGGACTGCCGGGCCACGGCCGTACTTGGGCTAGGTTGCGACCGTCAAATTGGGCTATATAACGTTGCCGATGCGGTCTACCAGAATGCTCTGGAGGAAATCAACGGTTACCAAACGATTTTGGCGGCGCAGGCGAACGCTCGTTCAATGCAAGCGCCCGTCTGCCATTAGTCACGGCACATTCGGTCGTCCCTGACGTTTTAGCCCATCAGTCTCAGATGGGTTATCTTGTTGTTGACCATCCCGCCAATACGTGGTCCCGTCCCGCTGTTACTAGTTACGCGTACGACAACTCTCCTGGAATCGCCGATGCAGACGGCTGATCCCCGGATGCTTCGGCTCGTGCATCACAGCGGCCCATTTTTTTGTTGGCCTCTTCCGCCATTGGTTTGTCCTGTCCCGCACTTCCTGTGCTGAACGTTCTGCCAGGGCCCTACACTCACTGCGCCTCGGACCGTTTGAGGGAACGTTGGTGGCGAATTCCATCCCTCAAATGCCTTGAGCCTGCCGGTGGTCCGCCGGCGGGCTTCTTTTTTATTTCTTCGCACCAACGCACGCGACCAGCAGCGCCTCAAGTTGCCCCTGCCATTGCTTGCGTTGAAGATGATCCCGCCAGACCCTGTCAACAGCCGAACCGTTGGGCGGTGCGAGCAACTCGGTATCGAACAGGAAACCAGGCGCATCCGGCACCGAGTCGATGCACGGAACTGGCACCTCGATTTTTGCCTGTATGGTTTCGGTGTGGACCACCGGCGAAATTGGTGCCGGCGGCGATGTGCCGCAACCGGGCACAACGAGCAGCGCGCTACAGAGCGCCGCGCAAACGATCGAATGCCGCATCGCATGTCTCCGACTGGTTGGATGGATCCTGAATCCGTTGGGAAAGTGCGTTGATCTGACGCTGGTATAACTGCGCCTGCGTCGCCGCCTCCGCTTGCGCCGCTGCTGCTGCCGCCCGAACAGTAAATGCCTCGGAAGCCGCCTGCGTGATCGATGCCGAACAGGCCTGCACACCCGACGCCGCTGCAGCCAGATCCGCCTGCGACGTCGCGAGCTGCGAGCGAAGCGTGCCTATCGACTGATCGTCCGCCTGCGCCTTCTGCTGTGCCTTCACAAAGTCCGAGCGTGCACTGCGCAACTCGAAAAACTCCACCGTGCACGCGATCGCCAGCACCACGCTGATCAGGCCGACAACGACAAGCGCAATACGGCCAACAATGTCCGTCATGGTTTTTCTCTCTGAATGCGGCGAAGGCCGGCATCAAGCGCCTGATCCAGCACGCGCTTTCCGCCCCAGCTCGCCAGTGTGATCACGAGTGCGGTGAGCGGCGCTGACCACTCTCGCCACTCGCAAAAAAAGAAAGCGGACAGACCGGCAACGATCGACGCGGTGATGACACTGCCGATCTCGACCAGAGCCGACCGCGCCGGTGGATCGCTCGAGGCGAATCGCTGGAACGTACTGGCCGTCCCGCCAATGAGTGCCAGCAGGATCGCCAGCACAAGCGACGCGCCCTGAATGCCCGCCAGGCCATCAGCGAGGGCCGTCTCGGTCTGCCGCACCATCGCGTAAGCCGCTGCTGCCCAGAGCAGCGCGCACGCTCCCCAACCCCATTGAATCAATCGGCGCACGTTATCCCCCGTTTTGCCTGTGTTTCGCGATAACCGAGCACCAGCCCGAACAGCGCCATGCCCACGTAAAAAAAGACCTGCGCCGCATTGACGAAGTACGCACTCGCCGCGAACAACGGCGTCACATAACAGGCCGCCGCTATCGCGTACAACCAGTGCCGGCGGGCCCGAGCCCAGTGGAATATGTATCGTTCCGGCAACCAGTCGTTGATCGCGACGTCGGCGGCCGCTACAAGGGCAAGTGCAGCAGTCCCCACCGTCACCGCGTACCCCCAGAAGCCATCACGCGTGAGCATCACCGACGTCGCCGAGCACGGCGCGGTAAATGCAGCAATAGCGATATAGACCGCGAGGTATGCATAGATGAATCTCGCAAGGGCATCGTCTTTCATGCGGCGGCCCTCGCGTGATTTGCGCCGAGCCGGAACAGCACGCGCTCTGCTTCGCGCCGCTTGACCAGCCCCCCAAGCACCTTGCCGCCCGCCAGATTCCAACGCGCGAATTCGGCAATTGCGCCGTCTGTATCGCCGGTATTCAGCTTGCGCAAAAGCGTCGATGCGTCGAAATTGCCGCTGCCAATGTTGAACACGAGGTCGACGAGCGCGTCGTATTCCTCCTGGTTCAAAGCAACTTTGACGTCGCGCTTCACCACGGCTTCGGCTCCGCGCACGTCCGCGCGCAACCAGTCGACGGCCATGTCGCGCGTGATCACCATGCCGGGCCTGACGTCCGGGCCGGTATGACCCCAGCCGCCCGTCCACGGCGCACCGTTCAGGGAGCCGAGATCGGGTGGAATCGCCCCACCAGCGAGCACCCGCTGCCATAGCCCCCGCGCCTGCAGGGCCTTGGCGAGCGGCGACGCTGGATCCGGATACGCGAACAGGACAAGCGTCTCTGCGTTCTCCGTGAGCGACATGCCCTGGTCGGAATATTTCAGGTCCTCGTTCAAGTGCAGCCCCCAATGAAAAAGGCCGCGCCGATACGGGATCGGAACGGCCATAAAAAAACCACCCGAAGGTGGTCGAAAAAAATCTGATTTGTCGGCGGACTATCTGGCGAAACAGACGAGCCCGATCAATCCGCCTGTCAGGGTTGCAATGACATCCCAGACGGATACGTCTCCGCCGGTGAAGTGATCCAGCACCTCTTTGAGAATTCCGACCGCTGCCACACAGGCAATACCGACCTGCCAGGTGACGAAGTGCCCGATCGCAAAAATAAGCATCCCAAAAATGACGTGCAGACACTTGTCCTGCGGGATCGCCTCCATGATTGCGGCTTCAATTGAACGCATTACATTTCCTATCCCATGTACCAGACGCCGTTGTATTGTGTGAACGTGTACATCGTCTTATCCGCAAGGGCCACAGCCGCACCGGTGGGCGTGTTGATACCCGAGCCATTGGCGATCGTGACCTGCGCATCACCGAGCACGCGGATCGTGTCCCCTTCCGCGCCCCCCGTGAAATTGGTCACAGTCGTCGCCGTGCCATAGCCTGCGAATACCACGAGGCTCGTGCCTGTCACATCGACTATCGTTGTTCCATCGGCTGGGCGGATGGCTTGAGGCGGATTGACCACACCGGAGCCGAGAAATCCCTGCGTCAGAAACAGGCCCGAGGTGTTGTAGAAGCCGCCGCAATCAATGTAGCTGTTGCGGACGTTGGCGTTCGAATTGCTGACATAGTCCTCATAGCCGTACTTCTGCGGGATCGTCGCGTCGTGACCATCCGATCTACAGGAAGAGAACTTGCAGCCACTCGATGTTGCGCTGGCATAGAAGCCAGAGTAAAGGCCTGAACCTGCCAAGCTATTGTTATAGGCCGTACAAACCGAGCCGATCACATTGCCATCAATCCAGAATCCCACGCCACCGTTACTATCACCGCGACACAACGCCATACGATGGCCAGCTCCGGACTGAGGGCCGATGTAGATCCCACGATCCGCTTGCTCCCCAACAGCATTGCTCAAGAAGCTGTTAGCGCCATAGACAGCAATCGCTGCCCGAAAAAGATTAGCGTCGGTCACAGTGGCGGCAGACTGCCCGGCCATCTCGACTCTATTGATAAAGTCATCCGTGCCATGCGTCTCCAGAACCCCAACAACACCAGTGCGAGTCGGATTGAGGAGACAGTTGGTGGCCAGCAGATCTTCGAATACCACTCCCCAGCCGTTGCTATGGAGAAAGGCCTGATCGGCGAAACCATTGGCCGAGCAGCACTTGATCGCTCCCCACCTGGTTCCCTGGAAGCGCACACCTCCACCGGCATAGGCTGCACCTAGACCCTGAAGGTTGATGCCCTTAACGCTCAGTACGCCCCGCTTCAGGGTGGCCGGAGTGTCAACCACAAAACCTGGCGCTGCTTGCGACAGTGTGACTCCGGCAATCGGACCACCTACCTGAGCCAGATAACCGAAATGCTCCGCACCAGTGACCAGATGCACGCCATCCTTGAGCACGACGTTGCAGAAATAATTGCCGTTGGGGAAACGGATCACACCGCCACCAGCTGCGGCCAGTACATCGATCGCCGATTGAATTGCTGCCGTGTCGTCAGCGCTGCCGTTACCTTTTGCGCCGAAGCGCTTCGGGTTAGCGAACCCGTCATTGAGATCATCTGCCACCGTTCGCGCAACCGAGCCGGCCAATGCACCTTTAAAGCCGACCAATGATGCGCCGCTCGGTGCTGCGATCAGGCGATCGTCGGCAGCGTGCGCAACCATCGATACGCCTTTTTCTGGGTCTGCCAGGTCCCGATCGTCCACGGCGTGTGCGACCATTTTGACGCCCCTGGCAGGGTCAGCCAGCTCCGCGTCTCTGGTGTACGGACTCATGTCCTCCCACACCATCGATGCTCCGTCCCCTGCAACACCAAGCACGCGACCCGCGTTGCCGGTCAGCAGTGGAATGCTGACAGTCGCCGCGTCCGCATGAGCTGCTGCAGCTGCCGCTTCAGCAGCCTGACGATCTTGCGCTACCATCGCTGCATCATGGGCGGTGGCTTGCGCATGATCGCTAGCCTGACTTGCTGACTCCAACGCCGAGGCCCGCGCATCAACCGCTGACTGGGCGGTCTCAACCGTTTCTTGCAGCATCGGCAACAGATACTCTGTATGCCCGCCGTCAAGCATGTCACGATCGGTACTGCCGTCGTCGGAGTACTGATGTCCGGTCAGGGGGAAAGTTACTTTGCTCATCGAATTTCCTCGAGCTCGAAGGCATTGGTATGGTTGTTGAGGAACGAAAGCTGTAGCGGATTGATCTGCCGCATGCGGGCAAGAAAGGAGTGCCGCAGCAGATTGATCGCGTCGTCGCTGTCCCACACAAACAGCAGCTCCTGGTCGATGCCTGCTGCCCGCTGTGTTTCGAACACCCGGCCGTACGCTTCGTCGTCGGAGAGCCAGTCGAGCGAGAATTTCTGCACGCGCCGGCCGTTGCGCCGCTCGAAATACGGCGTCCCGTCGACTGCCCTATCCATCGTGGTATCGAACTCCCAGCCAAGCTGCGGGTTGTAGCTCGCGTTATTCGTCGGCGACCACGCCTGCGACACGAACACACGGCCGAATTCGAGATACCCATCTGGATTGCCCTCGTCAGAGAATTCGAATCGGACGTAGCGGCCGAAGACAGGCGTCTTTATCACGCATAGAATCAGCGCGGGATAGCTCTTGCGCTGGTCCTCCGGTAGCCGCCCGTCCCACCAGTTCGGATCTTCCCAGTCAAGCATCGACGGGCTGTAGAGCCGTGGCCATGCCTGCCGCCACACTGAGCCATAAAGCGGAGAGCTGAGCGTTGAGTCAAACACGGACGTGTTGAAATCCGGATCGCGCGACACGCGGATCCGATAGCGTCCATTGAGTGTCAGGTTGTGCCGAATCATCGCGAACATCGACACCTTGCGCGACACCTTCAGGTCCACATCGAACTGCGTATCAGCCATCAGCGCTGTTGTGCTACGAGTCACACGTGACAGACGTGGGTCCTGCAGGTTCGTGAGCGGCACCTGCCATGCGCCACCCGAAAGCACCCCGGCGTCCGTCTGGTTCGGAAACCCCAGCATGAGTTTTGCCATGCGCTTGTCCCTTGTTACGGTTCAGCCCCACAGCACGAGCGCAGCGCGGCCGTGAGTGAAACCAGTATTGACCCCGATCACGCGAAAGAGCCGGCCGTGCAGTCCAAAGCGCGGGGTATCGAGTGCCACGACGTCCCCCAGATCCACTTCGCCAAGCTCGGTTACGGGCACGTCGATGTCGAGCGTGAGACGCCGCACGCCGTATAAAGCAAGACGCCGCTGTGATTCCGCAACGGCGTCCAGTTCATTCGCGAGCCCTGTATCGAAGCTCAGCTCGTCCGCGTGCGGCCACGGCACCTTGATTGCCGGGTCTTCGCTGGTCGACGTTCGGTATTCCTGCGCGAGCCACGCTACCGTCCGCGCTGACGCCGCAGCAACGTCAGTCTGTGTTGTGTAGTTGCGCGCATAGTTCACAGCGACGCTCCACGCCGGCACGCCCGCAGCACGGACGGTCAGCGCCATCTGCGTTTCCTGGCCCCACGCGACGACTGGCGTGCCCGCTGGCGCGTCGAGCCGCCCCATACGCAGACGGCTCAAACGGTCGAATCCGTACCACGCGCCGATTGAGCCCGCGATCGTGTCCATCAACGATTGCGGCGTCGCATCCGCATCAGCCCAAACGCCAGTCACCGCGCTGTTCAATGCATCAAGCGCGGCGACATCCGTCATCACAATGTCCGCGTCGGGCACACCTGCGTCACGCGCGATGGCGACGAGCAGATCTGCGGCACTGGTGCGCACGCCCTGTGCGTCGCAGGTGACCGTGCCAGCGGGCGCACTGCCGAGCCGGAAGAAGCCAACTGTGCAGCGGAATTGCCCGGGCGCTGGCGCCGTTGCCTGCATGTCGTCCGTGCTCGCATAGTCCGCGCCACGCGTGAGCGCGACGCCGTTGTCATACACAGCAGTCACGGCGCACGCTGCGTCGCTGACCTGATAGATCAGCTTCGACGTGTTCACGCACTTTGGCGTGGCGTTCAGCACTGACCCATAGACACGCGGCTTGAACTGCCCTTTCAGATCATCCTTCGTGCCTTCTATTCCCGATGGCAGCACGTTATTGCCAAGATATTTGGGACGATTGGCGATCGTCAGGTCGGCGAGCCTGTCCTCAATCACGACCGAGAGCCCGGTGTCCTGCACTGAAACGTCCGACAGCGTGCCGGTCATCACCACCGCCCACTGCGAGTACGGCACGGTGAGCTCGCCCATCCGGACGGCGAAACGCCGCCCGGAGAACGCATAGTCGGTGGCCAGATCATCGAGATGACCATCCTGATTCACCAGCAGCACATTGCCGACGGTCACCTTTGTCGCACCAAACGTCGCCGCCCCATCGAACAGCAGCCGGTCAAGCGTGGGCGCTGTTTTGATAACCGGCTCGAAATAGACGTTCGGCGGCACGTCGTCAGGCCGCGTCATGAAGCCGGCCTCCGACAAATACCAGGTATGCACCTGCCCGGTCGGCAGGTGATATGCATCTGCCTCCATTGCGATGATCATTGCTGGCCTGGCCTCCTTTGCTGTTGCAGCACCGCAGTCTGTTGGTCCATTTTTTCCGACCCGTCGCGCGCGATCGCGTCGGCCTGCTGGAGCTGTGCGGCAAGTAACTTTGCGATTGCTTCCGCCTGCTTCGCGTTCTGCTCCCGCAATGCCTTCAGCTCCTGCAGCAGTGGATCGTTGGCGCTCGACTGGTATCGCGTGAAATCGACCGCCTGCATGGCGGGCGAGCGCGCATCCAGCGATCGTGCTTCATTCGCGGTAAGCACCCGTTCGCCCGCGTGCAGTTCGGCGATATAACCGTCGAACGGCACGCGGTAAAGACCGGACGCATGCGAGCCGTTGACCGACGTCCATGCCTGCAGACTTGCGATCGCCTGGGCCACGGTCTGCACCGACGTGTTCACGTCGACGATGCCCTTTACCATCTCTTTCAACTGATCGAGCTGGGCGTCCGCTGAAGAGCTGGCGTAGTCCATCGACTGAATGACTTCCGCAAGGTCGGATTGATACTGGCCCGAACTCGCGTTGTACGCCTTCGACGCATTAAGGAAATCCTGTGCGGCCGAGGTGAGGCCGGCCTGCGCGGTGGCGTCCCCGCCGATCGCCTTGCCATACATATCCTCGAAGCGCTGGCGCGTTTCTGCGTATTCCTGCTCCGGCGACGCGCTTGACAGATCGCCAGTTGTGAGCGACTGGCGAAACTGGTCGACCTGATCCTTGAACGATTGCAGCGCCTGCGACTGGGTGCTGTATGCAGAGGCCACCGCGGATTCGTAGGAGCTAACAACATTGTCGAATGCAGGCGCCAGCGCAAGCAGTGATGCGTAAGCCTGCTGGCCTGCCGCCGTCGACAAGTCGAGAGACTCGACAAGATCCCGGAACTGATCCCGCGTGTGAATACCGCTATAGCCGAGCGCGGCCAACTGATCCGTCACGGCCTTCGACGCATCATCGGCCTGCTGGGCTGCCGACGTGAAATGCTGATAGAAGTACGTCGCGCTCGTATTGAAGGAGTCCACGCCACCGGACAGATTCAGCACCGCCGTTTGCGCATCGACCGAAGCGTTCTTGAGATTGTTGAAGTCGTCGCCCATCTTCTGGATGGAATCGAAAAGCGTCTTCAACGAGTTAAGCTCACTCAGCAACGAGGTGATGTCATCGGCCGACAGCTTCGACGCATCGACGCCCTGCAGCACGGCGGCATACGGCGTGTCCAGATTCGCCTTTTGCAGGGAGTCGACAACGGAGCGCTGCAACTGCAGGCTGAAGTCGTTCAGCACCGTCGTGGAATCCTTGACGCCATTCAGATCCTGACGGTTGACGTCGGTGTTCAGATCGCCGAAGCCAGCCGCCACGAACGAATTGCCTTTCTGCGGGCTGATTTCATATGTCGCGGAATACTGCCCCAACCCGTCGATCGACCCGCCCAGTTGCGAGGCCAGCGACTTGATCGAGTCATACGTGTTTTTGATCGAGGCCTGAACATCCGTTGCAGCCGGATCTCCGCCAGACGGGCCGCGCACCTTGGTGATGTTGTCGTTACTGTCGATCGTATAGTCAGCGCCATAGCGAGTCTCCCCGCCACCGATGAAAGAGCCGACCAGCGATCCCAATACCATCCCGACAACGGCGCCGATCGGCCCGGCCAGTGAGCCCAGTGACGCACCGATTGCGGTGCCAGCCACCGCCGACGACGCCCCGATTGCCAGACCGCCCATCGCGCCGAGGGATCCACCAAGGTTCGAATACCCCTTATTCCCGAACAGGGCGCCCCCAGCCAGACCGCCCAGCAGGCCGGCGCCGCCGTACATCAGCCCGGCAGATGATCCAAGCGTGCCACCAAGACCGCTGCCCGCCTCGCCTGCGGTGAATCCATAGGCATTGGAGCCGAGCGCGGACGCATAGCCGCCAGCACTCGCGGCCGCGTCTCCACCTATGCCACCACCCAATCCACCCAACAGGACGCCGCCACCCGACAATGCGCCCGTGCCCGCACCGGCGATCGCCGATGCACCGAGCGCCGTGGATGCCCCACCGTATCCCTGAATCCACCCCATCAAGGTGTTATAGCCGTTCGACAGGTTGTTGTACGTGCCGTACGGATTCGACAGCAGATTGTTCAGCGTGCTGCTTCCGCCCATCCCGTTGTTCTGCAGGATCGAGTTCTGCACGCCGCTGCCGCCGGCAATGCCAGCAATCTGCGCGATCACGCTGACGACGAAAGGCTTTGCAAACGACTTGTACAGCTCATCAACCACCGTCGTCTCAAAGGTGTTTTTCAGAGACTTCGTGAAGCTCGACCAACCGTTTTTGCCGTCCGTGAGCATTTGCAGGAAACCGTTGTGGAAATCGGTCCCGATGCCATCAATCGTGCTCTGCCAGCTCTTAACCAGATCGTCCTGCTGTTTCTTTGCCTGCGCCAGATCGTCGAGCGTCGCCTGATCGCTCGCAACCCCATGCAGCGCAGTCGAAAGTGACTTTGCTTTCGCGATCGCTTCGTCCCACGACTTCGTGTCGGCGAGATTGCCCTGCAGCAGCGCATCGCACGCCCCTGCTCGAGCGCGGCCACAGTGTCGTCAGCACGCGATGCCTTCAGGCCATCGATCGCGGCCTTCGTCATGCCGAAGGTGTCGATCTGATCCTGCAGCGACTGCCCCTGCTGGTTCGCCGAGTCGATCTGCTTCTGCATCGCATCGAGCTGGGACTTGCCGTATTTGTCCCACACCTCGTCTTCCTGCGCGGCCGACTGCGCTACCTTCTGGAAGAATTCCTCGACGGCCTTGCCGCCGTCAGCAAGAACCTTGCGTTCCTGATTGGCAAGCTGTGCGCGCTGCACGGCACTCAAGTTCCGGTTGTTCATGCCCTGCGCGATCAGCGCAGCTTCCCGGTTCGCGGCGTCGATATGATCGGTCGCGGCCTGGGCGAGCAGATTGCGATCCAGCGTGTAATAGTCGGTGATCGACAGCGCACCGCCCTTGTACTGCGCGTCGAGCACCTTGCGTGCACTGTCCACCGCCGACAGTTCCTGTGCAAGCTCATCTTTCACGGCCTGCACTTCGCCCGTGAGTTCGGCACGATCGACGAGTCCCGTGCCGCCCTTGCGGCCGGTCTTATCCTTGTCCTTATCGTTGATCTTCTGTTCGTCGGCGAGCTGCTGCTCCGGGCTCAGATTGAGCGCAGCCGTCTTGTCCAGATACTCGTTGACCGCCTTGACGCGCTTTTCGGCGGGCGTCGCAAACTGCTCGTTCCACGTTGCATACCACCGCTTCGCGTCGATCAGCTGCTGCTGTTGCTCACTTTGCGACGCCTTGTCACGGGCAGCTTTCACTGCCGCATCGCGCGCGGCGATCGCCTTCTGCAGGTCGGCTTCGTCGTTGGCGTCCCACGTGCCGAGCGGATTACGCGCCTGTTTATTGGCCAGCATGCGCGCGACGACTTCAGCCGGCCCGGCGGTCGCACCGAACGAACCGACGGCCTCGATCGCGCCGTTGATCATGCTTTTGATATCACGCCAGCCGGCGAGAATGATGCCTTCGTTCCGTGCGATCTCGCCCGTGCGTTCGTCCATCGCCTTCGAGAACGCCTCGACGGCAATCTGCGCAGCACCGGTCGCATCGCCCTGCTTTTCGAGCGCGGCGATCTGCTCGTACGTCGACGCAGTGAGATAGTGATACTGGTCGTTCAGCGCAACAGATGCCTTGACCGGGTCTTCCGCGAGCCTGGTGAAATCGTCCACCATCTGTTTGACCGAGATCGACGTATACGTCGCAGCGTCAGCCGTCGTGCGCCCGAGATCGGCGATTTCTTGCCCGGTCAGCCGCCCGGTTGCCGCCAGAGCCGTCACTGCCTGAGCAGCGGTGTCGAAGGTTGCTCCGCCGGCCGTCGCGGCCTGTGCCATGCCGCGCAGTTCCTCCGTCGTGACGCCCGCATAATCGCCGGTCACGACGAGCGCCTCGTTCATCGCGGCGTTCTGCTCGGACACCTTGTACATCGCAGCACCGGCCAGCAGGATCGGCGCGGCGATCGCGGCGACTGCGAGCCCGGCGCCCGATGTCGCGACCTCCATCAGGTCCATGCGCTCGGCGAGCACCATCAGCGATCCGCCGAAGTTGCTCCAGCTGCCGGTCGCGGCCTCATGAGCGAGGACAATCACTTCCCTGCGCGCGCCCGCTGTCTTGAGCCCGAAACCCTCGACGGCAGCGCCCGCAGCCTGCGCGCCGGTCGCGACCGACGTCAGCGCCTGGCGACTGGTCGCAATGTCCGCCATCGCCCGCCTGAAATCCGCCGAGGCCAGTGCGCCCGAGCGGAACGACGCTTCGAGCTGCGCCTCCTGCTGGGCGAGTTGGCGAAGACCAATGCCCGCCTGATCCGCCTTGATGCCGTTCAGCGCGCGCTCGTAATCGGCCGCAGAGATTGCGCCAGATCTAAAAGCATCTTCGAGCAGCGCCTGATCGGCCTCAAGCTTTCGCGTGGCAGCACCGAGCGGGTCATACTTCGCCGCGAGTGCTGCGAGTGACTTCGAGCGCGCATCCTCATCCTTGCCAATGGCAGCAAGCGCCGCATCGTATTCCTGCATCGACAGCCTGCCGGTCGCCATTGCACGGTCGAGGCGCGCATACTGATCGCCAATGGTTGCGAAGCCTGAGCCGCCTTGTGCAAGCGTCGACCTCAACGCCTGCATTTCATCATTCATCGCGACAGTCGCATGCTGCGCGTCGATCATCGACTGCGTTTGTGCCGCAACATTGGCGCGTACCTGGTCTGCCGATACGCCCACCGTACTGATACTACTCGTGGCACTCTGCGAAGCCGACGACAACTGCACCATCGCCTGCTGCGCTTCGAGCGAGCGCGCGACCATATCTTTGATGCGAGCGGCGGCCTGCGCCTCGGCATCAGCCAGCAGCGTCGTGCTGCCGGCGAGTCCTGCGCCGGATGCACCCGCCGCCTGCATCGCAGCGGCCAGATCCTTCGCGCCAAACGAACCCGCCGACAGTGCCGCGCCAATCTGCGCGGCTGTCGTGACCGTCCGGTTCTGGCTTTCGGTCAGCTCGGCCAGATACTGCGTCGAATCGAGCGTCAGGGTGACGTTAATGGCTCCGGCCGAAGCTCCCATAGTGCATTTCCCCAGAAGCGCCCGCCGGCGCAATTACGTTCGTGACGCGCGGGCCGAAAAAACATCGAGCGCCGCACGCTCCATCACGCGGACCGCGTCAAACAGTTCGCGGTGCCGCTTTCTCTTGAAGCCAAAGATGCGAAGAACTGACTCGACTGCGGTGTAGTCGAGTCCCTCATAAAAGACGCCGCCACCACTCAACGATGAGACGACCGATTTCTTCCACTGCGTGCCGAGTGAGGTGAACACCTCCACCGCGTCCCAGTTTTCGGGCAGGACTTCGAAGTCATCCTCACCGGGACGCGAGCGTGCCACATCGACCACGTCAGCAGGTGCGCCGAACGCCGCGAGCGCATCAGCGACGTCGGCGTCGACAGCAAAGTCGTTTCGCCGCTCTCCCGCCCAATAGCGGGCGGCGTCCGTCAGTTTTTTTCCGGCAGCGCCACATTGGCCCGCACATACTCCTGCGACAGTTGCCGCACACGATGCGGATCGGCGATCAACGCGTCGAAATTCTCCGGGGAATATTCGATCGGGCCGTCGCTGCCCAGCACCTCACCACTCGGCCAGCCGACAATAACTTTCTTCAGCAGATCGGCCTGGGACTCCTTGATCAGCTCCTGAAACTCCGGCTCGTCGACACGACGCACAATCAGCGTTATCGCGGACTCGACGACCTCGCCGCTTTCGGCGATTTCGCGCAGCTTGAATTTCCACTTGAAGGTATTGCTGCGGGCGAGAACGATCGGCATGAAACACTCCTTTGAAATGAAACGGGCCGCACTTATGCGGCCCGAGGTACTGGGACAAAAACTGCGGAAAGTTACTTTGCTCAGGTGAGTGCGATCGAGATTTCGTCGTTACCGAGCAGCGTGTTGAATGTGAGCGTCGCCGAAAGGCTGGCGATGCCGTTGTTGTCCGTATAGGACGGCGACGTGAGTTGCACGGCGGGCGCCGCGATGGTCACGATGTTGCCGGGCGCCTTACCGTGCTGCAGCGACAGGGGGAGGTTCTGCGCTCCCGCGATCGAACTCCAGTAATCCTTGTCGCTCACCCGCGCGAGCTCAAACACGACGTTGCCGGTCGGCTTGCGATCGGTGATCAACGCGCCGGCCGCACCCGGCAGGCTGCGATAAGTGACCGTGTTGGCCACATCGGCGGTGAAGGCATTGAGAACGGCGGAATAGCCAGCCATCGTGAAAGCGGGCGTATTCTCGTTGTTGACCACCAGCGGATCCTTGAACTTCGAGAAGTCCGGCGTCGGCAGCGCCTGGTCGATCACCGGCACATAGTCGCCGGTGAATTTGAACTTGAACTTCGGCACCGCGTTCGACGTGAGGTCGAGCGACACCGTGCCGAATGCATTCGTGAGCTTGTGCAGCAACCCATCGAGGTAGTAGTAAATCGTCGCCGGCAAGGGATCGTCGCTGACCGGGTGATAGGTGACACCGGTGTCGGCAACCACTGTCGATGCAAACGAGCAGGCAAGCAACAGCGGCTCCCATGCGGGTGCTTCGCCAACCGTGCCGCCGCCTGCGATTTCGACGCTGAACGACAATTCGGCATGCTTTTCCGACACAAGCTGCTGGTCGTTGCCGAGATAGCCCTTCACGTTGTTACGCTGCGCATATTGCGCAGCAATCGGCGTCGAGCTGACGTCGCTGACGAGCATTGCATCGTCGGCGCCGGTCGGAACACCGGGAATGCCGATTGCCGTCTGCAGCACGGCGAGAACCACTGTCTTGCGGGTACGCTTGGTCATGAGCCTGATTCCTGTGTGAATGTGAAAAGGCGACACGCGCTCCGGCTCGCCCGACCTATCCAGTCAGGCTGTTCGACCGCGTTCGATACGTGTAGAGGTAATGGACCGTTCGAAGACAGGACTCGCCGTCCACGTTCGCGAAGATGGGCGGGTCCGTCTGCCCTTCGTCGCTGCCGATCAGCGCCGGTGCGTCGAAATCCATGATGATCGGATGGGCCAGCTCGAGTACGCTGTCGGCCGCCTGATCCGGCGTCGTGTCGCGCGTGATGACCGTACAGAGGATTTCGGTCTGTCGCGTTGCGAACCCGATCGCAGACCGGTCAGGCGGTGCATCGGCGCCCAGATGCAGGATCAGCGCGAGCGTGTGCTGCGCATCGAGCGCATCCACGACGGAACGGCCGACCTGCACGTTGAGCTGCTGCATGCCGGGGTCGGCCGCCATCAGATCGAGTAACGCGCCGACGTACTGCTCGCGAAGTGTCGTCATAGGCGTTTGAGAGGAGCAAAGCTGAAAATCCCTGCTTCATCCTTCGGGCGCCCAGCTCGCGTCACCTCGTAACGCCGGCCAGCGATCTGGATCACCGCCAACTTCGGCAGGGCCGGGACATCGGACGTGCGGTATTCGATCCCGTAGTCGACCGCTTGCGCCATGTTCTCCAGAATGTCGGAGCCAGGCTGCAGGAAGTCTGCCCAGAACGGTTGTGGCACGTCGGCGCCGCTGATGACCGTGACATCGGCCAGCATGCCGGCATCGACGGCCGCATCGAACAGCGCACCGAGATCGAAGTCGCTCACAGCCAGAGCCGCACGTTGGCCGTGGAGTCGGCCGCCGCCTTCGGTGCGGCAAAGTGGCCGATCGGGTCGTTGTCTTCCGCGATGACCGTCACGACATTGTTCGTCGAGTCCCAATATGCCTTGTCGCCCACCACCGCCGCGCCGGTCGTCGCGCTGGGCAGCGCATAGACGCCACCGGTGTTGTATTCGCCCTGGGCGTTGGCAGCGTATGTACCGGAGGCGACTGCCGGCAGCTTGCCGTTGCCCAGCAGCACGAGCTGGCCCGACGTGACCGCGGCGGCCAGCGTCGCGGTGACCGTGCGACCCTTCTGGATAAAGTTGTTCATGGATCAGTTCCTGATGAAGTGAGAAAGACAGGACTGCACCGGCTCGGCGCCGGCACACTGGCGGCTCACTGGCCGGGATTGCGGAAAAGACCGCGCCAGTCGATGGCCTTCGCTGCAAAATCGAGCCGTGCCTTGACCTTCAGGCCGTCGACGTCGAAATCGAGATCCTGCTCGGTGTACAGCCCCTGCTCGCCTTCGAGGTAGCAGTACTCGATCGTGTCGATTGCAGCCGGGTCTGCCGCGAGATACCACGCCGTCGTACTGATCGCATCGAGACGCGGCTCGACGACTGGCGTGAGCGTGCTGTAGAACGGGTTCTGCTGGTTTGCCTGATTCGGCACGTACTGGTTGCTCGTCAACTGGCCGGCGGTCGTTTCCAGCGTGGCCGGCACCAGCAGGAATTTCGGCGCACCGTTCAACGGCGTGCCGTCACCCGGCGATTTCTGCAGGCGCATCGCGGTACGCCCTGCCGAAAGCGTATCGATCGCGATTGCGCCGCCTGCACCGAGATTGCCGTGCTGCGCGTGGAATATAGGCTTGCCGTCCGACATCACGGCGTTGCCCGTCAGGGCGCCATACACCACGTCCGATTCCAGGTTTGCAGCAGAGCGGCCGAAGTATGTCGGCACGCGCTGCAGCGCTGAGAGATCGTCGTTGATGATCATCTGGCGCGTGAAGCTGATGATTTTCCCGTACGAGCCGAGCTGGATCACTTCGCCGCCGTCGATCAGCTTGCCGTACTTGTACTCGCCGGATTCGTTGACTTTTTCGAGCTTCAGCGCACCGTCGACCATCACGCGCGTGGCCGGGCGGAAATCGGTCAGCGTGCCCTGACGCGCCCAGCTCGTGAACGAACGCGGCGCAGCGCTGTAGGCATCACGCAGCGTGCGGTTGATCACGTTGCCGAACACGATCGGCAGGTCGGAGGTCGTGTTGTAGCCGGCACGGGTCAGCCCGAGGGCCATACCCGCGAGCTGGCGAAGCTCCATGCCGCGCGTGTCGATCCCCACCGCTTCGAGCCCTTCACGGCACATCTCGCGCAGCGTCATGCCACGATACTGGCGGGCCGCGTCGTTGAGTTCCTGACGCGGGTTCACGCGATGCATCACCGCATCCGTCATTGCCGCACGGCGAACATCGGTCTCGTCGGTCACCGTCACAATGTTCGACGCACCCCGCTGCGGATTCGCGTTCGAACGCTCTGCCTGCAGGCGCAGGATTTCAGCGCGTGCCGCGTCCACCGTCACACCGCGTTCGATGAAACCGTTCAGCAGCTCGTCCTGATTGTCGAGCACGCTCGCGCGAACTGCCGTACGCAGATCGATCATGCGCTGGCGTTCCGCCGCTGCACCTTCGTTGCGGGCGGCTTCGCTTTGGGCCGCAGCTGCAGCGTTTCGTGCCGCCTCCGAGGTATCCGGACCGGACGGGTTGGCGGGGGTTTGAGGTTCGTTTTCACCGGGCATCACAGCTCCTTGGTTATGTTGCGAGGCGCGCGCCCCGACTGAAGAAGCCCCTGCGCTTCGCTCGACGAATTCGCAGGGGAAAAAGCGTTGGTCAGGCGAGCCGCCTGCATTGCGCACGGTGGCGTTCGGATCGGCCGGAATCGACACCAGCGAGATCTCGTACGGCTCCCAGTCGGTCGCGCGGTAAATCCACTGATCGTTGCCCTCCTGGCCGGGCGCGATCATGTCGTACCGGTACGTCCGGTAGCCGAAAGAGATGTTGCGGAGAATGCCGTCCTGCACGTCCTGAAAATACGGCTGCACGGCATCGCGCGACGAGAAGCGCAGCTGCGCCTGGCCGGTACTGCTCGCGCTGTCGAGCGACGCACTGGACACGACACCGAGCACCGAATCGAGGCCGCCCCAGCGGTCGTGATCGTTCAGAACCGGCGCATTGCCAGAGCGCAGGCGGTCCATCCGGACAGCGCCCGGCTCCGTGCTCAGCTCTTCCATATAGGTGCGATCGCGCATCCAGTCGTAGCGTTGCACCTGTGCACCGGCCGTCCATGTGACATCCACCGTGCGGTTTTGCGCATCGACAGTTCCAACCGGCTGCAGGCGCGTTTGAAGCGGCATCGCCGACGGTGCACCGGCACCGCCGCGACGACCATTAACGGGTTCGGGCATGGTTCACTCCAATGGGAAACGCCCGCATGAGAGCGGGCGTTTCAGAGTTTTCAAAGTTGCTTTGCGACGACTACTGCGGCAACTACTGCGGCAACTACTGCGACACCGCCGAGAGGATCTGCTCCAGCCGGTCGAGAACGTCGTGCGCCGATTTCGCGTCGAGTGCGCGGCCCGAGATGGGCACCTCGATCGCGAGCGGGTCTGCATTGACCTCGGCATCGACCTCGTCCGGGTCTTCGCCGAGATCTCGAATGCTCTGATGCCGGCTCTTCAGACGGGCGTCGATCAGCGCGATGATGCCGTTCGCTTCGCGCAAAGGATCGATAAATTCGATGCGCTGCGGCGACCACGACACGTCCGCCACCGGCTGTCTCGTCCTGCCAGCAAGATAGGCCGTCGAAACGAAGCGGCTCGCGACCGCTTCGCAGAACATTGGAATGAAGATGAGCCACAGGTCCTGCTCGAGGAAACGCTTGAATTCCATTTTCCCCATGCGACCGCTGGTGAAATTGACCTGCGAATAGTCGCCGGTCAACTGCTCATACGTGGTGTCCGTGCCAGCTGCAATCGCACGCAGGTCGACGCGTACGTTCCCCTCATAGTCATTGCTGGTTGCAGGCGCAGAGAAACCAACTGTTTCACCGGGCCGCAGATACTCGACCATGCCGGGCGAGAGCGACTCGACACGGCGGGAATCTCCCGGCGTGGATGCGCTCGGGCGCCCCACCTGAAAGCCCTCATCGCTTGACGTGACGAACGCCGCGAAGCAGGCCTCGATCTTTTTACGCACCAGCTCGGCGTCCTGATACTCGTCGAGGTCGCGGGCTTTCCAGATCGCAGACGCAAGCCAGGGGAACCCGCGCACCGCATTAGGCCGATCGATTGCATCAAACAGGTGGATGACTTCCGAGGCCGGCACAAATCGGCTCATCATGTTGCGCGGCACCTGCGCCACTTCTCCGGGATGCTGATCGAACAGCCAGTAACCTGTGCGCTGGCCGATCATGTTGAACTGCACGCCCGCCACAATGAACCCGCCGTCGACGGGACCGATTTTCAACGTATCCAGAAAATCGATCTCAAGAATCTGCAACTGAAGCGGCACTTCCATGCCGTCCTGCGGCAGACGCGTACGAAACCTGAGTAGCACTTCGCCCGACTCCTTCAGGGCCTTGTATGCCTGCGCCTGCAAGCCATAAAAGTCCAGCAGCCCGCCGGCATCACAAACCTTGATCCACCGTTTCCATACCTTCTGAAGATCCTTGTCGGTGAATTTGGCCTGCACACCGGTCCCGATCGCATTCGCCACGAGAATCTTCAGCGCTCGCCGGATGTGCGGGTTGTTGCGCACCAGGTCCCGCGCGCGGTTGCGCAGAATGCCGAGCGCCGGCAGCACCTCCGCCGTCGAGCTTGCACCGGACGCACGCCAGCCCGCCGAGCGCGGCCCACGCTTCGCGCCGTCGAAACCGCGCGCCGCATGGATCGAGACGCGCGCTCGCATCCGTCTCGCAGCGATCCCCGGCGCCACGTACTCAATCGCCCTGTCGATAAAGTTTGTTTTCATGTCAGAACCGTTGGTAAATGGCGATGCTGGATCGCGGCACGCCGGGCGATTGTTGCTTCGCAAGGTCCGTTTTGATCACATCGCGGGCACGCAACAGATCGCCCATGGACCGATAGGTAATGCGCTTGCCGTTGTATTCGACCGACAGCGTCCCGGTCGCAATGGCTTTCTCGATCGCGTCGAGGTTCTGCTGGTTAAATGCCATATCTATCGCCTTAGCCAGTTGTCCCGGCGTGGAATCCATGAGTTCTGCGTCGCACCCGCGTTGGTCGCTGGCGCCGCCGGTTCGCTTGCCGTGTCGACCGTCGCCACCGCCAGCTCCGTGTCCGGAACAATGTCGAGCACGGCAATGTCCGCGTCAGCCGGTTCCGCCGCGCCAGCAGGTTCCGGAGCCGGCACTGGCACCGGCACCTGCACCGGCACGTCATGAGCCGGAACAGACGCGAAAAGATCCTGCACACGCGGCTCGATCACCGCTTCGAGCGCCGCCCAGTCGGCGTCCTGATAGGCATTCAGGCGCAACCGTGGGTGATACGCGCATGCGAAGTTGTAGACCTTCAGATCGAGCGCTTCGTTACGCTTCCGGAGCTTGTCCCAGCGGTCTTTCGACGGGTTGTACGCCTCTGCCGTGAGCTGCTCGAAGTACTCGTCGTCGAGATCGACCGAGAAGTGCATGCGCCGGTCGACGACTTCGCGATCCTCGTCGCCGAGCAGCGCACCGAAGATGCGGCTCTTCGCGGTGTCGGTGCCGACCGGCCAGAGCTTCACGCCGTTCGGATAGGTCTTGCCCTTGACCGTCACATCCTGATCAGTCGGGCGGCCGATGATCGGCTTGTGTTTCTCTTTCGCACCCTTGATGGCGAACACACCACGGTGGCGTCGCAGCCGGCAATAGTCATACACGTCCTGCGTACGACTGCCGCCCGAGTCGACAGCACACAGCTCGATGCGCATCGGCACGCCAAACTGATTGGTGATCGGCGTGTCGAGATACCTGTCGAGCTGGTTCCACACGTCAGGCAACGCCGGGTCACCTCGAAACACAACGTGGTCGACTGTCCAGTTGCGCATGCCGCGCCCCCAGCCGGAAATCTCCGCTTCCAGGCGGTCGTTCTGCGTGTCAACCGCACAGGTCAGCAGCAGGCAGCCGAGCGGGATCGTGCGCAGCTTGTATGGCTCGGCACGACGCTTGATCGTCTCCCACTTCATCTCCGCGCTCTTGTCTTCCCAGCACTCGGCGAGCGCGTTGTTGACGAACGCGATCATCTTGTCGGTGTCGGTTTGCGCGGCCTCCCAGTCGTCCATAAGATCGGACCACGGGCGCCATCCGAGCGGCGCGTACAGCGCACTCAGGTGGAAGCTGGCCGTCTTGCTATCACCCACCGCCGTCGGCATCCAGTAGGCACCTTCATAGCCCCGCGTTTTCCAGACGCTTTCAGGATTGCCGGCACCGCAGCCTGTCTGGCAGTAATACAGCACGACACCCGGATCGTCCGGCGAGCGGCGCATGCCCTTGCGCCAGTCGAAGAACTGCGGCGAGCCGCAGTCCGGACACCGGACGAAATACCTCCGCTGGTCGCCAGTCTCGTATAGCTTCTCGATCTGCGAGCGGCGCTTGATGGTCGGCGTGCTATTGGCGAAGATTTTCGCGCGGCGACCAAAGTTACTTGTGCGGTTTTTCGCGAGCTCGATCGGATTGCCCTGACCGTCGACGTTGAGCACGTACTCGTCGATTTCCTCGAGCAGCACGTAGCGCACCGTCGTCGACTTCAGGCGACCTGCTCTCGTCGCACTGACGAGGTTCATCAGCCCGCCAGGGAATTTCTTGCGCAGCTTGGTATTTTCGCTGCCCTTCTTCATCGCGTCGCGCACGCGGCGGCGCAAATCCGGCGTCGACGAGCGCATCGGCTCGAAGCGGTCCATTTCCCACTTCTCGGCGTCGTCGTAGGTCGCGAACACCGCGAGGATGTTGCCGGCCGCCGTCGTGATACAGCGACCAATGAAGTTTTCGCCCAGCGCCGAGCCGCCGAGCTGGTGCCCCTTCATGAGCCCGACAGTGATCACGCGGCTGTTATCGAACGGCCGGTCATCGTCATGCGCGTAGCGCGTTACAGCGCTCGCCTGACCCGAGAGCGCATCCATGATGCCGACGAGGTACGGTGTGCGCTCATTCCGCCACTTGCCGGGTTCAGGGCTGCTCTCCGGCAGCACGCGATGCTTCTCCGACCACTCGGCGATGCCGATGCGCCTGTCAGGCCGTATCGCCTCCGTGATCGTCTTCAGAAATGCTTCGGTCGCTCCCATCGGCGTCATCCATATCGTTTTCGCTCAGGAGCGCCGTCGCGTCCACAGACGCAAGCGCGCGAACGAGCTCCGCCTCGAGCATCGACTCGACCCTGACCGGATCAGTCTCTGCAGCAAGCGCGTCTTTCAGACGAACAGGAATGTTCATCACGTTGTCGCGCACGGTGCGAAACGCGGTGAAGGCGAGGCGCTGTGCGTCAGCAAGCGGCAGAGTCGTGCCGCGCTCACGCTCGAGGTCCATGCGCTCGCGCTCGAGCCGCGTCTGTTCTCTCGCCGCCCGCGCAGCGCGATAGGCGACCATCGAAGGGTCTTCCTTGCTCGCGACAGCAGGAACGTCGTCGTCTTCCTCATCGTCGTCAGGATTAGCCGGAGGAGACGGCATTGAAAACGCGGCATTCGCGAGTGACGGGCGGGATTGGTCGGTGATCGACCGCCGCGACTCGTCGGTATTGCGGCGCCATGCCGCAACAGCTGCATCGGCATCGATCTTGCCGTCTGCATCGACAGCAATGCGTCCGGACTGGATGGCCTTCTGCACCGCGCGCAGCGTCACGCCGATGTGCCGGGCAAACGCCCTTTGCCCAAGCTTGGCCATGCGGCCTCCAGAAACGGAAAAGGGGCAGTCGGTGACTACCCGACTACCCCCATAATGACTACCTGACTACCAGAGTGACTACCCTGAAAAGTTGCTTTGACCGCGCGTGTAATGGGGCTCGAATTACCCGCATACCCGCCCTTTCAGAAAGGACCCACGACCCCACGGACAACTCGTGACACGGGCACGCGCCTCACCATCGCGCGGTGGCCAGTGCCATCATCAACGCCTGCTGCATTGCAGGTTCAAGCGTCGCGTCGACGGTCTGCTCCGCTACATCATAGAACGGGTAACGCTCTTCGTAATGCGGCGTCGCACTGAATGCGAACACGGGACGAATGGCGCTGCCATGTCCGAACGTGTACCGCGCCCAGATGCCGAGAGCGAACCGCCCGCCGGCGGGCTTGCCCACGAAGTAGCGTACGCCCTTGATAGGATCACGCGGCTTGCGCCTTTTCGAGCGTGCCGTTTCGTTCTGCGCGCTGTCACGTGACGCGCGGATCTGCGAGGCCACCGACGAGTAGATGCCACGCGGCACATTGCCGAACGCGTCACGAACGTTAGCGTTCGTCGGCATCACGTAGTCGCCGTTAGGCAACGCGGCCGACAGCGCGAGCATCTGTTCGAACCGCGTGTAGCCACGCGAACCACCAAACACCTGAGGTTGCAGGTACGTAGCGGCCGGTGTGCCCTTGTATGCGAACTGGCGGAACCCGACCTGCGCACTCGGTTGCGCCGAAGTGGCACGTTGCATGATGGACACCGAGTTCAGCGTCCACGTCGTCGGTCGATCGAACACGTCGCGCATCTCGCGTTGCTGCGCGAGAACAATGGTCTGCGCAACGATGTTGAGCGCACTGCGAGCGGCATACACGAACTGTTTGCCCGCTTTCCCTTCGAGCGTTTGCAACAGCGGCAAAGCTTTAACCTGCGCGTTGACCTTATCCATTCGGCGCCCAATGCAAAAAGCCCCGACGCTTTCGCGATCAGGGCTTGACGATTCTGTGTTTCGTGAAGGCGCACGCCTCCACATGACCTAACGGGCTCCAGTTTTTATTTTTATGTCGCCGAGAGGGTTGCGCCACGAGCTGGCGGGCGCTCCATGTATCCAGTGACTCGGTAAAGGATTGGCGAAATATATTCGATCGAATCTTGATTTGCAAGATTTTCATACTCGCATCTGCCTGCGGACTGTGTCCGCCGCACTGCCATCCACCTTGTCGAGCATCGAGAAGACCATGTGAAAGTATCGCTCCCATTGCGCGCGATAGAGTTCGATCGACACGCCGAGCGCCAGGGCACGTTCGGCGTTGTCGACCGCTAACCGCGCGGTGCCGCCGCAATGCGGACAGATCTGGCGACCGTCACGGCTGGGCTTTTGCTCGTTATGTATCGATCCGCGTCCGTTGCAAGTGTCGCATCGCTGATATTCGCGAAAGACCATAGGCGCACGGCCATTGTGGGCAAATGGAATGCGCTCCTCACTGACGACGACGGAGCGCTCACCATGGCATGTTGGACATTCTGACTCAATGACTTTCGCAGACGGAGGCTTGCCTGAGCGGCCGAATACCCCGCGACCTTCGCAATGCGGACAGCGGTCAGCCACCCATTCCACGATTGCGCGTTGAGCGAGGCGCTCCACGATATCCGCATGAGAACGCTCGAACTCATGCCCCGACCGGCGAGCGCGGTTCTCTTTCCGATCGAGGCCGGTGAATTTTCCGCGCGCGAACTTTCCCGACCAGCGGATGCGGTTGGCAAGCAATAGCGTTGCGCGCCGTAATCCCTTCTGCTTCACGTCCTGACCGTACTTCATTCGCCACAACAGGCTTCCAAGTTCGGCGGCGAACGCAAGTGCACCCAAAGTTACTTTTGGATCGCCCGTTGGTTCGCCCAATTGACTGCGAACATTCATCGCCACGCCGGCTTGCTCTTTAAGGTCGATCATCGTCTACCCCCTTATTGTCCCAATGTCCTAATGTCCCAAAGGAAAGGCTTGTGGGTGCGTGCGCGCCCGCGACATGCGCACCCTCACGTCGCGCATGTCGCGGGTGGGCACACACGCGCAAGGCGGGCGCTTGGGACGATGGGACACGAGACGTTCTGAAAGCCCCGAAAGCAGCGCGCCAAAGCTGGCGCGAGCGCGCGCCGAGGATGGGCTGTCAGCGCGCCGGGAATGATGAGGATCAAAGCGGCACATCATCGTCGGCACCAGCGGTTACAAGTTCAACGGCCGGCTGCGGTACTTCCTCTTCCTTCACGTAAAACCATTCACGACGACCGGTCGATTCCCGCTTGCGCACCCAGCCGAGTGACTTCAATGCCTTGCCGACACGCCGCTGCTCGGGCGGCGTCCACTTGGACGTGTCGAGCTTCAGGATGTCAGCCAGAATCTCTTCCATCGTGACGCGTCCCCGAAGCTCAAGATCGCGAGCAATGCGATCCTCGTACACATCGCCCTCGTAACGTTCAGCCTGCTCGCTTTCGAACAGCGGCTTCTCCGCTTCCGTCACGTGCCAGATCACGCCTTGCCGGTATAGATGCACCGCCTCGGCCCACAGCTGGTCGCGGTCCCGGCGTAGATCGTCAATCAGGATTGGGCCGCCGACACGAAGCGGCCAATAGCGACGATTGCCCGATTCATCCTTGAGGTACGTGTCGAAGTTGACCGACCCGGCGAACACACCCTGCCGGTGCACATCCGTTGCACGCTTGCCATAGAAGTTGCGAAACCGGTCCGTCTCGGTTGCGAAGAAGCTTTTGGCGGCCGACGAATCGCTTTTGTTGAGCGAGTCGAGCTCCGCCAGCTCGATGATCCACTTGCCAGCCATGACGGCGTACGTATCCTTGTCGCCAATGCGGATCGGCGAATTCGTGTACCACGGTTTGCCCGCGATCACTTCCAGCGCCGTCGACTTGAACCAGCCCTGCCTACCTTCGAGAATCAGTACGTTGTCGGCCTTGCAGCCTGGACGCATCACGCGCGCGACTGCTGCAATGAGCCACTTCATACCAGCCAGCTGGACGTATTCGCTGTCCGCCACTTTCATATAGCGCGTCGGCCAGCTGCGCACGCGTTCGACGCCATCCCAGACAACGCCCTCGAGGTATTCGCGTACATCGTGAAAGTGCGTTGCATCGGCGACCAGCAGCACTGCGCTCATCACGATGTCCTGTCGCACGGAGATGCCGTATTTCTGCGACAACCAGAGCACACAGCGAATGTCATCCATGTCGGACCACTCACCGGTCTCGCCCTGCGCGAACGGTGGCCGCTTTCGCTTCATGACACGGCCGGCGAAATCATCCTGCGCAATGACGCCCTGCCATGCCTTGTGATTCGACAGGATCAGATGCACATTGCCGAGTGTGGGCAGCAAATTGCCTTTTTCGGAACGCGCGAGATCACGCTCCCAAGTGTGCGCGCCGTTTTCAACATCGTGATCGGGCGCGTCGCCGGTTGCAGCGCCAGCGGACATCGCGGGCTCCGCTCCCGCGATGCGCAGTACAGAACGCGTTCCATTCGGATGCTCGTCCGAAACGATGCCCTCGACCGCCATGCGCTCGATCAGCCGCGCCGCGCGATTGAAGCCAATACTCAATGCACGCTGCACAAGCGAGACAGATGCACGAGCCGCGTTCCGCACGACCGCTACTGCGCGGTCATACAAAGGGTCGGCAGCAAGGTACTGGTCCTGCATCAGAGCAGTCAGCGGAACATCGTGTTTTGCCGGCGCCAGAGCGGCGAGTAGCGCGGACTGGATCTGCTGGCGCACGCTTTCGAGCCCTTCCGCGCAATGCAGATCATTGAAGTCTGTCAGTTTGCGATCACCGCGGTCGGCAAAGCACGGAAACACCACTGTAGCGTTCCCGATGTCCGTGGCCGCTTCATATGCATACTTCAGTCCAGCGTTCTCGAAGCGTCTGCGACGCTCCGGCATGACGTCATTCCAGATAGTCAGCTCGAGGAACTCGATGCCGCCGTTGATCTGTTTGCGCTCGGCACGCAGCATGTACCAGGTGTTTCTCGTCTCGACGCGGACTGCGTCGCCACCAGGCACCAGCTCTCCGCTGTAGCCGAAGTCTTCCAGAAGACAGTCGCGCAGGCGCTGATCAATTTTCCAGTCGTCGTCGGCGCACACCAGCACATGGAGATCGGGATGGCGTTCGCGCAAATGACGCCCAGCCGAAAGAATGCCGCCAGCGTCAAAGCAGACCACCAGCGGAATTGCCTCATTGGTAGCCATCCGGATCGATCGGGCCGTAGCGTAGCCCTCCGCGATCATCGCGACCTTGTCATCCCCGCCGATGTCACCGAGCAGATAAGTCGCGCCTTTCTTTTCCATCCCTTTGTTGAAGCGCTTCGCGCCATCCGGCGTAATCTTCTGCAAGCCGACAAGCCGGATGGTGTCGGTGTACTGGAACATCGGAACAAGCAATGTGCCCTCGGCGTCGAAACGCACGCCCTCAGGCGTGATCTGCTTCCTGTCGAGGTAGGCGGACACGCCGTCGTCGTTTGCCTTGTGCCACTGATCGCGCGCTCGATTCGCGGCGAGCTTTGCCGCTTGCGCCTTCTTCTCTGCTTCCGCCCGTTCCGCCGCATGCTGACGCTGGCGTGCCGCGTTGACGTCTTCCTGGGTAAGTGCCTCACCATGCCACTGGAAAGGTTGCGCCCCATTGTCATTGCCCGACCAGCGCCCGAATGCGCCCGTGTAACCGAGAATCTTGCCGGAACGTTCGATCAGGTGCAGCGAATACCAATACTTCTTGCCGGCCCCATACCGATGCGGCTTTCCGTCCGCGACCGGATGCCCGTCAGGCAGCCTGGGATGACCGTCCGCCGCGAGCTGCTGAACGATCTGCTCTAACGTTGACATTCGTTGATTCTCCTTTGGCGTTCACGTTGATGGGAAAACGCACGCCACACCGCACGACCGGCGACGTACGTCTGTGGGCCGGACGACAGGCGCCCGAACGAAGGGTTACAACGGCGAAGCAAGGAACTCGCACCGCTCAAAGTCACTTTGGTGTCCCCTGATTACTTGCCGCGAAGGCGGCGCCATTCCGTCGACATGAGCTGATCGAAGCGCTCCAGATCGGCAGGCGTGAGCCCGCCCTCCAACTGGCGCCTGAAGTCATGTCGCTCGGCTTTTGTCGGCAGCGCCGCGCAGATGGATGCGGCCCGCTGCACAAACACAGGAACAACCGCCGCGCGCAATGCTGCCAGGCGAATCAGCGCGAGGTTTGTCGGAAAGGTATTGATAAGTGATGCTAGGAATTGCGGCACCTGCTGAGGATCTCGATCGGCGATCCATTGCAGGGCGGACATGCCGCACGCAAGCTGCTGGTTGACGGTACAGGACAATTCGATGCGCTCGCGGTGCGGGTTGCAGCATGACATTCCGGCGCAAAACCTCATGCTGACCGACGTCCCATCCTGCTAACGGCCTGCACAGTCCGCAGGAGGCGATCGAGCAATCTCTGGTTTTCCCTCGCGGCCACGGCTATGGAGTCGGCCTCGTGTGGGGTGATTCGCCCATCGGAGATTGCATCGATCACCACACTCGACACATCGCCAGATCGCTGTGCGGCTTCTGACGCGGCGATCGCAACAGCCTCAACGGTGCCGCTTGAGTCCTGCTCTGTGGCCGGGCTGGCGCTTAAACCAAATCGCTCATTGAGTGCACAAAGCGCATCAAGGTATTGTGGCTGGCGCTTCTCTTCCATCCATTCGAGCAGCAACTCGAACATCTCCATGGACAGGCGGTTCTCGCCTTCGCCACGCAGACGCAGGCGCAACGACTCGGTGCCAATGCTCTTGCCGCGACGATTGGTCAGGAATGCCGCTGCGTCCGCTACTCCGCCGGGGGTACTGCGTACGGCCGTGTACAAGACGTCGAGCCAATCGGTGCCGCTGTATCTGCAAGTCATAGGCCCTCCGGTTTCTCTTTAGAAATGTGGTTTTCCATACTGTTTACCGATGAAAGGCTCTCGTACCATCTGGGCTTGCGAGCCCCTTCGCGCCATACCCGCAAGAAATGTCAGTGGGACGCGTGAGAGCTCTCAGTCGTCGATGAATGTTCTGGCCGACCAGCGAAGTAGTCGAACAAACTCTGTACTGTGGAAACACGAGGATCTGCGTGGATGCGACAAGCAATCTTCGTTAGCGTCTGGTACGGCACACCGCTGCGCTCCGAGATTTCCGGCCAGGTACCGCGTGTTTCGGCCAACTGTCGCAGGACGGCGTCGAGCATTTTTTCCTGAGCCATCTTTCATTCCTCAAACAATGAGATTGACGCGATCATATCCTCTTCGGGATATTTACTCAAGGGTTGAGCTACCGTCAAATATCCCGCGAGGGGTATCCGTATTCGGCATGATTGGCCCTATGAAAAGGAAACCGATCAGGGAAGTGTTGGCGGGAAACGTGCGAGCTCACATGAGCCGGAACCCGGCCGTCGACACGCAGACAAAACTGGCCAGCAGAGCCGGTATTTCACAGAGTTCCGTCGCACGCGTTTTAGCGGGCAATGTAGATACGCAGATAGGCATCGTGGCAGCTTTGGCAATCGCGATTGGGGTTGAGCCAGGCCGTTTGCTGGATGATGCGGACGCGAGCCCAGAGCTGCAGATCGACAGAGAGCGGTTCGCGAAATTACCCGCAACCGAGCGGGCAAAAATCCAAAGCTACATCGACTTCGTTATGGCCCAGCCCGACCTGACAAGCAGCGAGACGCTTTCGATTTCTCAAAAGCTGACTCAATCCAAAGACCAGGAAGATCGCAATCGTCAAGCCGCTCAACGTCCAATTTCCAAAGACTCGTTGAGCATCAATGAAAACCACGACCAAGCCGTTCCGGGGCATCGAGGCCGCAAACGCGTCAGGTAAAGTTCTCCACTTTCCCGATTCCGCAATTTCACCTGACGCGCAAAACGTCGCCTCTCGCCAACGCGCTGTGCGCGACGCCCTAACGGGTCATACGCGCACAGACAATCCCGCCGCCCCCGTTGCCTATGCCCTCGCCATAGTCCTACCAAACGGGACCATCGAATTCTCCACTCAAGGCATCGAAAGAGACTTGGCCATCCCATTGGCGGATTCTTTAGATCGACTATCGGCAATCCTGCGAAACCACGGCAGCTCGCCGAGCCGTGGGCGGCGGAATCAGCGAGGCATAGCGAAACTTGCCCCGCTTGTAGCCATCGCGTTTATGGCAGCAACTTACCTGAACGATCTCGCCTGGCTAGACAGCCTCCTGATGATCACCGGTCAATTGTCTGTCAACTGGCTGCTCCGACGGGGCAACCCAACCGGGTAGGCGCAATCCCCGAGCGGGTATTTTCGGCAAAAATTCAAAGACAAAACGCCCAATCCTCAGTCACTCCGACCACGGATATCCCCTTAGGGATTGACATTGAATATCCTTACGGGGATACTTAGATCCGAAGCCCGCCATTCCGGCGCGTCTCGTTGCGGAGATCACATGGATTCCCTACCCGATCAAGCCAGACAAGCTCGCCAAGCTTGGCTTTGCGAAATGCAGAACGGCCAGACGCGATCGCAAAGTGACTTTGAGAAATCTGCCGTTTGGCGCGGCGTATTCGTCGCGGCATTCATCGTGATCGTGATCAATATCCCGGTCTCGCCACCTACGGCGCAAAGTCACGCGCTTGCCCGCGCCACGGTGTAGCCGCTCGATGACTCGGCGATTTCCCGTGACCGATGCCGACATCGCTCGGGAACACCGCCTCCGCCATCTGCCCGGCTCTGCCGTCGACTCGATCACCAATCCCGCGCTTCGAATCTGCCTCGCCAATTGTGCCGAGCTCAGGAAAAAGCAAGCGCAGCCCAAACAACCAACGCTGGACGGCAAGCGTCTTGCCGCTGGCGATACGGACTAACGCCACATGCCAAGAGCAAAACTCAACGCACCGCCAGAGCCAACGCGGCGAGACACCATCGGTCTGCGTTCGACATTCCACTACGACCCGATGGCACCGCGCGTAACGGCGCCAGTCATGGTCGGCAAATATGTTGTCGCGCGTCGACCGCTCGCGGGCAGCGTACACACGCTTTACATGATTCTCGACGGCACCGAGGTCGTCGGCACATCGATCTCTTATCCGAACGAGGACGACTGCGCGACGGCGATCAAGAAGAATCTCCGCCAGCGGGCCGAATCACTTGCCGCAACTACAATTGCGAAGGCGAAAAAGCGCAAGTCGCGCGCACTGCGCGTGAAGGAGGCAGCGTGACCTTTGCCCTCCTCGTCGCCATCACCACATGCTGTGCTGTGTGGTTTCTTACCGGCCATCGTCAGCAACGACACATCGGCTTTGTCTTCGGCCTGGTCGACGCAATTCTGTGGCTGTTCGCTGGTGTGTCGGCCGGCAGGCTCATCGTTGTCGCAATCGCGGGATTCTGTGCTTTCTGCTTCGCACGGCCGTTTCTGCGCGTGTGGTTGGTGAAACTGTTCGGGAGGCGCCATGCGCAATGACCTCTCTCCGATCTGCAAAGCGTTGATCGCATTCTTAGCTGGCCAGCGTGATCCGCTGACGATCGACAATATCGAGGCCGCGTTGCCACATGCCGATCGACATGCGCTCCGCCTGGACCTGCACATGCTAGTGCGAGGTACGGTCGTGCGGCAGGCCATCCGACGCTCGGACGAACGCCTCGTGTACTGGCTTGCCGGCCTAACTATCGCTCCGTTTGACGGCACGTTGTTTCACTATGCCCCGGATGCCACGTTTGCCGATGTAGCCGGCATCCAGTCCACGCTGGAGGCGAATCATGGCTAAGACCAGCCCGCTCGTTCTCGACGCAATGATTGTCACCGGTAACACGAAGGCGGCTGTCAAAGCTGCCGGCGGCGGATCGTCGGATCTGTGGACCGTACCGCCGAGCGAGATTCATTACGACCCGCGTGACAACGTACGCCCGCTCGATCAGGACCGCGTCCGCCATCTCGCCGAGCTCATCAAGGCGAACGGATACGATCGCAAACAGCCGATTGGCTGTTTCGTCCGCAAGGTCGGCGGCCAAGATCGAATCTTCGTCTATGCCGGCCAGCACCGCTTCCATGGCGCGTTGCTCGCGATCAAGGAAGGTGCGCCAATCGACCGACTCCCCGTCGTCATCGACGAAGCCAAATCGGTCAGTCGCGTGAACTTGATCTACGCCGGTATTAACACCAACGACGGCGAGAAGCTGACGCCGCTGCAACTCGCCGAGAAGGTCATCGAATTGCAGGAGCTCGGTGAGCCAAACGCCACGATCTGCAAACGCCTCAACGTTACGGACCAGACCATCCGGGATGTATTGCTGCTCGCAAACGCGCCCGTCGCTCTGCACAAGCTGATTCGCGATAAGGTTGTCGCATCGACACTGGCTATCGAGGAAGTGCGCGCACACGGCGGAGAGAAAGCTCTAGAGCGCCTCCAAACCGCTGCGTCGAAGGCAAAGGAATCGGGAAAGAGCAAGGTTACTGCAAAGGTGCTGGCCGCGACCGCACCGAGGCCCATTGCAGATGGGCAGATCACCGAAATGCAGGCAAAGCAACTTTTGCAGGCGCTGCAGTCCGTCCTTCATGATCCGATGTTCGGCAAGCTATCGCCCGGCACGATTGCAGGCGTGCACGCCGCTCTGACGCCTCACGCCGACCTCCTCGACGCCGTGTCGACGAAGCGCTCCGCGCACCCGATCCACCAGCCAAACGAGCATGGCGTTTTTGCTACGCATGAGACTCTCAGTTGCCCTCCGCTGAAACGCCTCGGCAACTCTCCGGTCGAGATCCGGCTAGCACAGCCCGAAAACGGAAGCTGGATTTTTGCCACGTCCTACACGGTTGGCACATGCCACGCCTCAGGGCCGCTCAAGATGAGCGAAATCACAGCAATCTTTAAAACGCGCGGCCTGGCGATTCGCGGTGCCGTGCAGTCGCTCCGGAAGCAACTCGATCAGCGGAATACTCGCAACGCCAAAGAGATGCCAGCGATCCGCGCATGGCTGGAGAAACTGTGGATCGCGCCGGACCCCGATTGGACCGAAGAATTGGCGCGAGGGAAGGTTCAATGATGGTCCGCCCGGCCACTTCTACCCCACGCCCGCTGCCGCGTAAGCGGGAAACAGCGGACAAACGCCATCGGCTTTCGCGCGCTGGCGCCGTCCCGGCGCTTGCATCGAGCGGCGACGTCAACGGCAGCGGGCTCACGCCCGCCAAAACGATCCAGACGGACGAAGGCCAGTCGGATTCCCGACTGGCCACGCTCGCGCGGATCACAGCCCTTCGTCTCGATCTCCGCCAATTGGTTCAGCACATCGCACACGGTGCCGACATCGGCCTGCTCGACGTCATATGCGACGAGGTCGGCAGCTATAGCCGGCACAAAGCAGCACAGGAAGCCCGCACATGGGCCGAACAGGCTCGTCTGTCCATCGAAACCGGTTTAATGCAGCTCGACCGCGCGCTGCATCCGTTGGTATGAGAATTGTCGTGACGAAACCGGACCAGATCACCGCACGCAAAGTCGACGTCGACGCGAGGCCCCTGAAGATGGCTAACACGAAAACCGCGCTAATCAAGCCGCTATATCTTGACCTGGAAACTGTTTGCACGATCGTGTCGCTCGCGCCGGCAACCGTTCAACTGCTGGTTCGTCAGGACCAGTTCCCAAAGCCAAGACTTTTGTCCGGCCGACGCGTTGGGTGGCTGCTTCGGGAGATCGAAGAGTGGGCAGAGCAGCGACCGATTTCCGATCTGCTTCCGCCGCCGAACACCGGCGCTCGTCGCAAAAAGTCGGTTACCGCGACGATCAACGGCCACCCGACAACTGCTCTAACCGCTCCGACACCCGCGTGAGCCATACGCGGCGTTCCGCATCATATGCGTGCCGGTTATACACGCCCTTGATGCCCTCCTGCATGTGGCCGATCACAGCCTCACCCACTTCGTCAGGGCACCCCATCGACGCCAGCATCGTTCGTATGGTGCGGCGTAGATCGTGCGGCGCCCATACGGTTACAGGTAGACGCGGGCGCACCATGTCGGGGTTAGTTTTCGAGTAAGGCTGACGGTAGTGGACCGCCGTCTGGACAACCTTTTGCTCGATGTGAGCCGCCGAACCGTTCGTCGGCGGAAATAGATGTCCCTTGCCGTATACGCTCAGCCGGCGGCGGACAACCGTTTCCGCACGACCAATCAATGGGACGCGTAGATCGGTAGCATCCTCATGCCGCTCGTTCTTGGTCTTCTCTTTGGGTATCGTCCACCACCATCCGTCACTTTCCTCAGTGATCTCGCGACCCTCCATCGCCACGATCTCGGACCCACGCGTGGCCGTCCATAGATAGAGTGTTAATGCGTCACATACGCTTCGACTGAAGTTCGGAAGCCACGGAATCAGGACCGCCAGTTCAGCATCCGACAACGTCCGCTTTTTCCCTACCCGCTTGCCGCCGATCGTCTTTCCCTTGCTCTTCAGCTTGCCCCGCATGATCAGACGCCACCAATTCGGTGCGTCTTGCGACAGGCGGCCGGCGTCGTGTGCGTATTCCCACGCCGCTCCTAGCTCAGCGCGCAACTTCGCCGCCTGAACGGGAATGTGGGCGTGCGACTCGATAAGATCGAATGCTTGTGCGCGCGTCATCGTTTCTGCAGGGACGTCGGCGAGCGGGCCGAGCATGGTTCGGAACATGCGCGCAATCTCATTCGCACCTTTAGTCTTGCGATTGCGCTCGACGTGCCCCTCGAGGTAGTCGCGGCAAAGGTTTCCCATCGTGTATTTCAACGTCTGCGGTACCATATCGCCGATCGAGGCTGTACTCGGTTGTCGCTTCTTGGCGACCGGCTCTTGCCCCTCATTGCGCGCCTCACGAAGCTTTTCCCAAGCGGCGGTTGCGGCAGCTGGCGACATCGCCGGCCACTCCCCGATTTTGGTTTGCTTCATGCGCCCGTCGACGGGCGATTTATAGCGGTAGGTCCAGCTCTTTGTCGTCTTTGTCGCCACCAAGCGCAAGCCGGGGCAATCGGTAACAGTTAGGTGTTGATCAGGCCCAAGTTGCTTTGCCGCGCGGGCATCAAAATGCAT